CATTAATGATATGAACACTGCGATTGCTGAATCTATTGACGCAGAACTGGCTAACCCCAACTCCAGAATGGATAAGAACTGCCCTGGCATCACAGTCAAGGTAGGTAGTCATGAGTTTGGTCATGTTGTTGGTGTAAATAAGGTTGCTGGTACACCCAAAGCTGACCTAGCACTGGTAGCATGTGTCAATAAAAAACTTAAGAACGTTGGATTCCTATCTCACAAGATGGGTAGTAAGGCAAAGGACTTCGGACAGTGGTCTGGTCTTACTGCTAAGGCAGGAAAAGTTATCTCTGACCATCCTGAGGTAGTTAGATTCATTGCTGATGTCAAGGCATGGACTGATGCCAATCCTGAGTGGGCAAAACCATCTGGTGTTGCTGTTCGTAGAGAGATTCAGGACAGAGATCTGATGATGTATGCTGTCTATGGACCTGACTTTGGTAAGAAGTTTGGGACTGAGAACGTCCACGCTGTACTACAGGGTAATCCCAAATTAAATAAGCGTGGAGATGTATATGTCATGACGGCTTCTCACGTCAATGATAATGGCGATGACTTGACTGGTGATTTTATCCCTGCTTTGGTGGCAATGAAGAAGGGTGCTTGGGAGAAGATTCAAGATCCCAATGCGAAAGGAGTAAGATCCGACTTTGGTATTCGTGGTATGAGAATATCCATCTACACCTACGGTGGTAGAAAGATTACAGATGAAATCTGATGGCAAACGTAACGCAACTAAAACACCTAGAGCATATTGAAGATGAGATGCTGAACCATGGCGTCGAAGGATGTCATGCGGCAGTGTCTGCTATGAGAGAACTTCTCCGTATGCTTGGTAAGAAGCCATCTACAGGGTTTCTACAGACTAAATGGGACGGTGCTCCCTCTGTTGTTTGCGGCACAGATCCTGAGTCAGGGAATTTTTTCGTAGGCACTAAGTCTGTCTTCAATAAGACTGAGCCTAAAATGTGTTTTACTGAGGAATATATCGATGCTATGTACTCTGGTGACCTGGCAGAGAAGCTGAAGTTCTCTCTTAAGTATTTCTCTCAGTTAGGTATTGATGGTGTGGTCCAGGGAGACCTCCTGTTTACCTCAGACAAGAAATATGAAAAGGTAGATGGAGAAGACCTCATCACTTTCAGACCTAATACTATTACCTATGGTATACCTAGGGATCATCCCATCGGTAAGGTCGTTGATAGAGCCAAGATAGGGGTAGTTTTCCACACCCACTACGTCGGTGATGATCTACCTAGCATGGCTGCTATGGCAGGCGCTAGGGTTAAGGGATCAGTTGATGTCGCGGTCATCGAAAATGATACTCCCTACCATGACATTTCCGTAGACAGAAACATTCTTACGAAGTTCAAAAATAATGTTGATGTTATTGAAAGAATGTGCCAGATTTGTGGTCCTTTTCTTGACAATCTGGTTAGTAATATCGGTGCCACTGGTGACGCTAAGTTCCACGTCGCTACCTTCCTCAAACAGTTCTTTAACAATGAGATTAAGAACGCTAGAAACGTGGGTGATCCTACCAGAACTCTCAAGGCTCTTGGTGAGTTCTACCATAGCAAGATGCTGAAGGAGATTGATAAGGTCAAGTCTGATAAAGGTAAGACCAAGAAGAGGGAACTTCTCTATACAGGTCTGGAATACCTAGAGAAGAATGCTAAAGAGTTTCGTGCCATGCTAGCCCTATATAAAAAACTACAGGAGAACAAGCAACTGGTCATTGATCAGCTTGATCATCTGGAAACATTTAGAACTCTGGTCCAGACGGACAAAGGATATAAAGCCACGAACCCTGAAGGGTATGTGTTACATCACAATGGCGACATGATTAAGTTGGTGAACAGAATTGAGTTCTCTTACATCAACTTTACCCTGTCAAAAGAATGGAAGTAGTAGATTACAAGTGCGTGTACTTTACGTTTGGTAGGTTCCAACCTCCAACCATAGGACACGAGGAAAATTTCAAAGCAGTCAAAGGTAAGGCAGGTACCTGTGACTGGTATATCTACTTGTCTCAGACTGTTGATAAGAAAGGTAGCAACCCCTTGACACCAGATAGGAAACTCTTCTATGCTAAGAAGATGTTCCCCCAGTTGAGGAACAATATCAGGAGTGGTCCTAAGGATCCAGTGGCTATCTTAAAAGAGTTACAAGCAGAAGGTTATGATGATGCCGTCCTAGTTGTCGGATCTGACAGAGTACCCGCAATGCAATGGATTAAAAAGTACAATGGCAAGGACTTTTATTTTAGAAAACTCGAAGTTATCTCTTCAGGCGAACGCGATGCTGACGGTGACACTTTTGCTATTTCTGGCACAAAAATGCGACGCGCAGCGGTAGCAGGAGACTTCAAAACATTCCGTCAAGGCATACCTAAAGCCTTATCTGATAAGGATGCTAGGGAACTTATGGATGAGATCCGAAAAAATATGTGACATAAATAACAATACAACTATCTAGATGAGATGAAATCTTTCAGCGACTTTAAGAAGACCAGAGAAGTTGCGGAGCAAAGTGTTCTCCGTGATAAATACTATCGTGAAGAAATTTATAAAGTAGGTGAGTGGGTACTCACCGAGTCAGGCAACGTCGGTAAGATCGTTCGCCGTGGTCCTAACTATGTTATCTGTGTCACCGCTGAAGATACTTCTTTCCGCACCTGGGTGAGGGACATCAAAGAAGTATTTGAAATTGGAACAGACGCATACCGCGAATATGTAATGTCACTTACTCCTGGTCAGAAAGTTCAAAAGCCTGCTGGGAGTGTCAAAGTCAAACAAGTAATCCCCACAGACCCCAAAAAAGATAAGATGGACAATCACGAGAGTCTGGTACACGCAGTCGCTGCTCACCTCAGTTCCAAATCGGAATCTTGGAGATATGATAAGTCTCCTATCGCTGGTAACAAGAACGTCAAAGGTCTTGGTGCCGCAGGTGTAGGTGGTGGTGACGCCCCTGGCATGAAACTTGCTGAACCCAAAGGTACAGAAGGTAAGCCAGCAGTCAAGAAACCTCAGCACGCTTGCGCTACTAAGGTTGAGCACTCGGAGTGGGGCGAGGGTAACTGTATTAAAGAGATGCACACTCTCGATGAAGCGGGTAACATCTCTCACTATGATGTAATGTTCGAGCATGGTCTTGAGCAGAACGTACCTGTTCAGGTCCTGAACGTTCTGGTCAGCGAGATGCATGAGCACGCTATCAACATCGAAAAGAACCAGGAGGTTCTGGACGAGAAGAAAAAGAAACTTGATCCTGTCGGTAAAGAAGACGGCGACGTTGACAACGACGGTGACAAAGATTCTTCTGATTCCTATCTTATGAATCGTCGTCGTGCTGTTGCTAAGGCAATGGGCAAGAAGACTAAGAAGGAAGAAGTAGAACTTCAAGACGAAGGTATGAAGCAGGCACGCGCTAATGTTGGTGCCTCTACTTGCTGGGACGGTTATGAAGCCAAGGGTACTAAAACGAAAGGCGGTAAGGAAGTTCCTAACTGCGTGAAGAAAGAGAGCACCTTCTCCGACTGGAGAAAGGAGATCTCTGAAAAAAAGTAGCCTCGGCGGTAGTTGATATCATGCCCGAGATCGATGATCCATCGGGCAACCCCGAGCAAACTTCCGCCAAGAAGATGCCCAAAGTCCCTCAACAGACTGAGGCAAAATGTAATAAGTCTGGTGAAGGAAAAGAGTGTCCTCTTCACGGTAAGCACGCTTGCCCTGAACTAAAAGAGGAGACTATTGATGAGAAGAGAGGATTGTACGCCAATATCCATGCTAAAAGAAAGCGTGGAGAGTCTCCTGCGAAACCAGGCGATGATGATTATCCAGCAAAGGATGCGTTTAGAAAATCCGCCAGAACAGCCAAGAAAGAATCCTACAGATTAGCCGAGGTTGCTCCTTCTGGTTCTAAGTATGAGCGCATGGTGAAGCATATTAAAAAGTCCTACGCTAAGGACGGTAAACTCACCAAGGATGAGAAGTCTATTGCTTATGCTACCGCTTGGAAGCATAAGAATAAGATGAAGAAAGAACACTGCGACATGGAGTTTGATGTCGTAGCACATCAGTGTGGTCACTGTAATGCTACTGGGTATCATCCAACTGGTGAGAAGTGTGATCAGTGTGATGGTAAAGGCACACTTCAGACGGCTAACGATGGAGTTGATTGATGGCACAGTGGAATAAATCTACTCAGGCATATAGAGCACAGGACACTACCAACTTTGAGGTAGTGATGATTGCCGATGAAGACGGCAACCCTATCAACTCGTTTGGTGCTGCTTCCAACATCCCCATTGCTGGCGGACAGATTGAAGGATACAATTACGTTCATAAGTTTGGTGCTAATACAGACTTAGCAAACGGAT